ATGAAAGCTGAGTTATTAACAGGTAAGCAACTTAATTTAGAAAAAGCAAGAACAGCAGCATTAAATAATGATATGGCTACAGTAGCAGCAGAATTAGCAAAACAAGGAGTTACAGCTGCAGAATTTGGTAATATGAATCGTATCCAACAAGAAGCAATTGCAGCATCTATGGGTATGAGTAGGGATGAAATGGGTGATATGTTAATGAATCAAGAAAAATTAGCTTCTATACAAAGTAGATATGGAGATGATGTTAAATCAATGTCAGATGTTCAAGCAAAATATCAAAAAGCATTAGAAGATGGTACTTTAACTGAAGAAATGAAAGCACAATTAGCTGAGGATGGAGTATTAGCTCAAATGGAATCAGCAACAGCACAAGATAAATTAAATGCTGCTATGGAAAAAATGCAAGATTTATTTGTAGGTTTAATTACTCCATTAATGCCTCTTATAGATGCTATAATGGCTCTCTTAGACCCAGTATTTAAAATTCTAACTCCAATTTTTAATCTTATTGGCGAATTAGTTAAATTAATAGTTTCATTCTTAACTCCTGCAATAGATGCTATTTCAAATATGTTTGATGGTTTTGCAACGTTATTTGAAGGAATAGTTAATTTAGATTTTGGGATGATGTTAGAAGGTCTAAAAACTGTAGGTGTGGGTATAATAGATTTCTTAATTGCTCCTTTTGATGGATTAGTTAATTTATTAAATAAAATACCAGGAGTTTCTATTCCAAAACCTTCTACAGTGATTAAAGGTTTAGTAGGATTAGCAGAAGGAGGAATTGTTACAAAACCAACAACAGCATTAATTGGTGAAGGAGGTGAACCTGAAGCAGTAATACCTCTAAGTAAACTTGATGAAGTTACTGGAGGAGGTTCTACTACAAATAC